CAGTGTGCCAATCTATCTACACCAATAGCGGCGCTTTTGCTGAAATGGTTGTTGTGTCTCCGTCTCATAAGGTCGGATTCTCTGCCTTCACAGGTATTGCACAAAACCGTTTTGAAGTTAAAGGCAAGCAACAAGGTGCGGTAGTTGGTGGTGCTGACGTGTATATGTCAGACTTTGGCGCGTTGACAATTGTCCCTCACTACTTGCTGGTGGGTTCTACAAATGCATACGTGCTGAATACTGATTACCTTGACTTGGCATTCTTGGACGGCTTTGTTGAACAAGACCTCGCTAAGACTGGCGACAGTGAGAAAATCTTGATTACTGCTGACTGTGCGTTGACTGTACGTGCATCTGCGGCTCAAGGAAAAATCGCTGATTTGACACCTTAAACCTGGGTAGCTTTTAAGCCGATGGGGTGAAATGCCCCTCTTAATTTACAGGTGAACCATGCTAGACAACACGCACGAATCATTCAAACTAGACGAAGGCACTGACCAATACGGTGTCCACACTGAGTTAATTTTTGAAGGTGGCGATGTCATCAAAAAATCAACTTATGATGCAACGCCATTGATTGAAGCGGCATCTGCGGCACGGGCTGCAACGGCTGGCGAAAAATGGGGCGATGGTCGTCACGTTGGATTTATTCCACAGCATCAATTGGTTCACATCATGCAAACCTACAAAACAAGCGAAGAACGCAAGCATCAAATGCTCGTGTATTTGCGTGACCACCCAAAGCTGGTAACCTTTGATAAGTTCCTGAAATGACATATACAGAACTCATTACCCGTGCTGATTCATTCATGCACCGTACAGACCTTACAACGCTATGGCCTACGTTTATAGCTAATGCAGAATCTGCGCTATTTCGTGAGCTTGATTTGCGCGAAATGGAATTGTCGGTAACGGGTACGGCGGTAGATGGGTTTATTGATTTACCCGCTGATTTTGGCTTCATGGGGCGATTGACTGTAACGGTCGGTGGTAATGAAGTTAATGTCGAATATAACAATCGAACTGACACATACCCCACGACAAACCCACTGACTTACTCACAAGAAAATAACAAGTTAAGACTTTTCCCAACAGCGACAAACCAAGTTTACAAACTGTATTACACAGCGAATATCGCACCACTAACCGCAAGCGCTCCTACAAACTGGCTATCCGTTAATGCCGCTGATTTGTATATGTACGCTGCATGTTTAGAGGCGGCTAAATGGATACGTGATGGCGACCAGATGACGTTATTGACATCAATGGTTGCTGGTTTGGTTGATTCGGTTCGCAATCTATCTAAAAGACGTGCCAAGCCTAATCGGGGCGGGTTGCACTTAAAAATTAAACACCCTCTAGCATGAGCCTAACCAAAGTCACGCAAGTAGGTCGATACGGTGTTAACCGTGACTTGTCTACGCATGAAATCCCAATTAATATTTGGACTAATGCAAACAACATTCGTTTTGTGGACGGCATGGCTGCACAGGTTGCAGGCTATAAAGACCTCTACCCTAGTCCAGCCGTAACGCCATTTCATGTACTGCCCGTTGACGTTGCAGGCGTAAGAACTTGGATTTATGCGGGTCAAAACAAAATCTACACGGTAATCAATGGTGGAACTCATACCAACATTACCCGACAAACTGCCAGTGTTGACGTTAACTACAATGCTATTCGCAACGGCTGGACTAGCTCGGTTCTAGGTGGTATTCCTATCATTAACAATGGTTCGGATTTGCCACAACAATGGTTGTTGACTGGTAAATGTACAACATTGACAAATTGGCCAGCTACTAACTTTTGCAAATCAATGAGGACTTATAAAAACAGTCTTATTGCTTTAAACATCACAAAAGGGGCGGTAAATTATCCCTACATGGTCAAGTGGTCGCACCCAGCTCAAGCGGGTACAGTTCCGTCAACATGGGATATTGCAGACGCTACCAAAGACGCTGGAGAATTTGATTTAAGTGAAGGCTTTGACGTGGTAGTGGACGGTCTACCATTGCGCGATTCGTTCATCATTTACAAACAATCGTCAATCTGGCGCATGGACTATACGGGTGGTGTGTTAGTTTACAAGTTTCAAAAGATTATCAGCAATCAGGGCATGATGGCGCGTAACTGTGCCGTTGAAGTTAACGGGCAACATTTTGTATTCTCTAATACTGATTGCATTGTCCACGATGGTCAATCGTCACAATCCGTACTCGATAAACAAACACGTAGAGATTTATTCGCACAGATTGACGCAACTCGTGCTGACCAATGCTTTGTGTTTGTGGACTATGCTTATAACGAAGTATTTGCATGTTACCCCTCATTAGGTAGTACAACTTGCAATCGTGCATTGGTTTGGAACTTTGTCGATAGGACAATCTCATTCCGTGATTTGCCTATGTTAAATCATGCGGCATCGGGTCCTGTTGACGATTCAAGTGCTAGGACTTGGAACACAGCGGCGGGTTCGTGGAACTCTCAAGCTGCACCTTGGGACGCCTCAAGTGCAAGTTTGAACCGCTCACTATCTGTTATGGCTAGCGATGCGACTAAACTCTATTTACTAGACGCTGCTTTAACCTTTGCAGGCACGACGATAACCTCATTTTTAGAGCGCAAAGGGTTATCGTTTGACGAAGCAGAATCGCTAAAACTCATTCGAGGCATTCGCCCACGGATTTACGGTAATGGTAACTTATACGTGTCTATTGGATACGGTAACACGCCTTATGACGAACCAACATATAACGCGCCCGTTCTGTTTACTATTGGTACTACAGTATCAGTTGATTCCATGTGTACAGGTAGATACATGGCTATCAAGTTCTCTAACGGAACGTCAACCAATTGGCGATTAGATTCATATGATATTGACGTACAGAAAGCGGGTAACTGGTGAGAAGTACAAGCGGTGCATTTAATCGATATGTTAAGGGTTACACGCCCACAAAAACAGAGGATGTATCTGTTTTTTTAGACGCTGAATTATTGTCAATTCAAAATGCAATGAATGACTTAGCCGAGGGGTTTTTAGAGCCAATAACAGTAGCTCCTGCAAAGCCTAGAGACGGAATGTTACGGTATGCAATGGCTGGCGTATTAGGAGCGGGAGTTGGGTTTTATGGTCGTGAAAATGGAGTATGGGTTAAATTATGATTACAGACGAACATGATATTGACGAACGGCTAGAAGTTGAGTTTTTTCAAGCTGACAATTTATTTGCAAAACGATTCATACTCTCAAAAGATGATAAAATCGGTAAACACATCCATTCATACTCACACCTAAGTGTCCTAGGTTACGGCTCTGTTAGAGTTGAAACTTCTGAGGGTTCAAAGGTATACGACGCCGGTGATTGTATTGTTATAAAAGCAAATACAGAGCATCACATAACAGCATTAGAAGATTCATGCTGGCTATGTATTCACGTTGACAAGGAGTAAATTAATATGCCATTATCCTATTTAATCCCCGCAGGCATGTCAGTATTAGGCGGACTAATGGGCAGCGAAGAAAAAACAGTTGGTAAAACCGCGCCAACTTCGCAAACGACCAACAGTTCAAGCTCTCACGGTTCATCTACTCAGCACAAAATCGACCCGCGTATGGAGCAGGCTATTTACGGCGCTGGTGGCATCATGCCTAACGCCTCGGCTTGGTATGCTCAAAATCAATCAGGCTTGAACGACAAAATGGTTACTGGCATGAATAACCAGTGGAATCAATTAGGAGCGTCCAAACAAGGTTTTGACCAAATGCAAAACTTGGGCATGGGGCTAATGGGTGGAGGAACTGCGGGTAATCCATTTACGGGCGGCGGTGGTATTGCCCCTCAAAACCTAACTTATAAACCCGCTGATATGGCAACGGGTGCAAGCCCTAACAGTCCATTTACGATGCCAGTCGCAGCGCCCGCGCCTTCAATGAGTGCAGGCGCTCCTAGCGGTGGTGGGGGTGGAGGTGGCGATGCTGGTTATTCGCCAATTGGTAGTGCTATAGATGCTCTCAATGGTGCGGGTGGTGCTGGCACAGCTGACCCTAGGGGTACTTGGATTGATGACGTAGAAGGTGGGCATTGGTCTAGCACAATGGGCGGCGGCGGTGGATACACTGGCTATAGACCTACAGATTGGAGCAACCCTTCAATGAATGTGCCAACAGCTAGCACTGCGGGATATGGCGGTTATGGTGGTTACAGCACTTTACCCGCTTACAGCTATCCTAACGGTGGTGGAAACGGGGGCGTATAATGGACTACACAAATGCAATTGGGTATTTAGATGGCAATCGGTTAAACGGTCTAGGCTCAAATGCCGTACCTAATACGCCTAACACACCCAATACAAACACGTACGGTACGACAACTTACCCGCAGACAGCGCAAAGCAGTCCACTAAACACGCCTTACAATCAAGGTGGCTCGGTAAGCACTCCTTACAGCCAAGGTTCTGCTAATCAATCGTCTTATAGCCCTAGTTCTGGCGCTATGCAGTTTAATCAAATCCCGTATCAACAAACAACTACGGGCTTTGGTCAAAATCAAAATACGCAAAATCTAGCTAACGCACTGACAGCGCAAAGCAATCAAAACTTAGCGCAAAATGTGATGCCTCAAATCTCGCAGGGCGCACAGCTTGCGGGACAGTATGGTGGTTCGCGTCAAGGTATCGCAGAGGGTGTAGCGGCTGGCAATGCTCAAACTGGCTTAAATTCAGCTATTGCAGGCTTGTATTCTCAGGCATACGGTCAAGACCAAAACTTTTACACACAACAGCGCGGTCAAGACCAAAGCGGTATGCAATTAGGCGCAAATCTGTATGGCATGGGTAATACGGGAAACCTAGGCATTGGAGCGGGTCAATATTCATTGGGACAAACCTATATGAATACTCCTTTGACAGCGGCACAAAACTATGCGGGTATTGTTAATCCTTACTCTGGATTAAATGGCTCTAGCACTACTGGAGGCGGTAGTTCTAGTACAAGTACTACGACTAATTCAGGCAATCCTGGCACTACTTCAGGCGGTGGATTGCAAGGTATGCTGGGCGGTATGGTTGGCGGCTGGCAAATGGGTTCTAATTTAGGCATGGGTAAACAATAAAAGGCTAATCATGGCAGGACTACTAGACTTCTTTGGTAACGGCTGGGACGACCCTAAATCTAACGCTGTAATGGCATTAGCAGGCGGGTTGCTTGATGGCGACTTCGCAGGTGGTATGAAGGGTTACGCTGGGGTTATGGCAGGTGCTAAAGACGCTCAATTTAAGCGTGCTATGCAGCAAGCGCAAATGGATAATTTAGCCTCTGAAATCGATGCGCGTAAATTAGCAGGCGTTAAATATGCTGACCAACAAAAATTAATTGAATCAGTGTTTGATGGAAAAGGTATCCAAAACAAAGGCACAGGTGTTGGTGAAGTTCCTTTCCCTACGGGTGGAATGTCTACAGAAAACGGGGCTATTGGCGCACCTTTGCAAGCCACGCAAGGCTCAAGAAATCAAGGTGGCAGCGTTTTAGGCAATATGCGCCCCGATGATGTTGCACGTTTAAAACTTGGCGGTTTGGATTTAACCGATATTTACAAATATGCCAATGACCCACAAAAGTTAGAACAAGGCGCTACCTACAAAGACCGCAACACAGGTTTAGAGCGATTTATGCCAAAAGTTGGTGAAGGCATGATGCCTAATCAACAAGGAGTATATGGTTTTGCGCCTGGCTATGCCGAGGCACAAGCGCAATTTGAGGGGGCTAAAACTCGTGCAATAGAAGATGCTAAGGCTGGGTACTCTTTACAAGAAAAAACACTAGCAGGTGGTCAGCCCGTTGTCGGTACAACATCTCAATTGATTAATGCTGTAAATCAAGGTGGCAATCCTTTTTTACCAAAAGGCGAATCGCCAGCAAGGATGCCGTCTAGCAATAGTGAAGCACAAATTATTGCTAACGGCATGGGTGGTCTTAATGGCTTACCTACTGTTGCTAGGGGTGGTAACGTTTCGTTCAAATCAACACCGCAAGAGATGGACGCGCCTAGGATTTTGCAGGATGCATTTAACGAATCTAGTACACGTTATGCAGCAGCTCAAAAGGCTGGCGATTCTGTAAATATGAATCGTGAGCGGGTTAACATGGAGGGTATTCGAGGTGAATACTCTAAGCTTGGAAACCGAGCGCCATCACTAGCACCTCAACCACCAAACACAGCACCACAATCAGCACCTAGCTTTGGGTTGCAATTGCAGTCGCTATCGGATAAAGAGCGCATATCTGCTGAGAATGATGCCTATAAAACAAAGCTAGTTGAACAAGCAAAAGCGGATGTAGTGCCAACGCAAGCGCGACAAGCAAGCATTAGCTCGGCGAACGATGCTTTGTCTGTTATTGATAAGGCGTTAGCTCACCCTGGCTTAGGTGTTGCAACTGGCTTGAGTGGTGTTGTTGACCCACGTAACTACATACCCGGTCAAGTCGGCAAAGACTATCAATCTATTCAAAAGCAGTTAGAGGGCAAAGCGTTTTTATCGGCGTTTGAACAACTCAAGGGCGGCGGCGCAATCTCTGAAAAAGAGGGTGAAAAAGCACAGCAAGCTATTGCAAGAATGAGTACATCTCAAAGTGAAAAAGAATACCGACAAGGGCTTAAGGATTATCGCGAAGTAATTCAGACGGGTCTATCTCGGTTAAATGGCAAGGAATCTCAAAAGCAAGAACAAAAAACACTTCAAGATTATGGTTATAAAACGCCTGACGATGTTTTACGTGATGCCCGTAACACTTTAATGCGTAACCCTCAAGCTAGAGGCGAAGTAGAAAAGCGCCTAAA